CTTTAGCATTATGACGCAAACCCGCACGCATACCCTTTTTGTAAGCATGCTCAGGAGCCTTAGTGTTAATTTGCTCGGCCAAATGAGTTACTTCTTGTAAAAGCTTATCTGCATAGTGAGCTTTATCAGCTTTCTCAACATATGCCTTGCCTACAGCGCTAGATCCGCCAAAACGTGATTGATTCATAACTACACTATACTCCATTGATTTTTCAACACTCATAGCATGAGCTTTCTTTTTAGCATCAGCCTTAGACGAAGCGCCCCAGGCATTCAGCGACAACAATAAACGAGTAGGCTCGCCATTTGGCTTATGCTCAGGCCCAGGCATATTACCCATACGCGAAAGAAAAGACTTACGCCGAGGATTATCTCCTGCCTTAACTGGTGGCTTTAGATTATGACCCTCGGCTTTAGCAGAAGCACGACCTTTAGCGTTTAGGCCGCCATGAGGATTTTTGCCCTCTTCACGAGTCCATGCAGGAGTATCGAACTTACGTACAGGCAGTTTCTTAATACTCTTAGTCTTGCCAGCCCACTCCTGAGCCATCTCAGGCTTATTGGCAAACATCCACGCCGCCTGTGCTTTAGATTTAAAAGGCATTATTGCCCGCCCCAAAAATTCCTTGATGTGTTTTAAGTTTTCTATTACTATGCCCAACTAAATCATTTACATACTTTTGATGTTTAACAGCCTTTTTGTTATACATATTAATTTCTTTTTGAAGACTAATTATTGCCGCTTCATGCGCCGCTAATTGTTTTTTAGTTAAAGGTTTACGGCGACCATAAGGATCAGGTGACATCTCCATAAACAACTGTAATTGCTTATCTTCCAAAGGATAGGTCCACCGATTTACTTCTTCATCAACCATATTTTGTGTGTAATGAATCTTGTACTCATGATCTATTTTAGGCTTACCGCCATAATGAATTCCCTTAACAGCATGTTTAGAATTATGAATAACATCAGACATTGAACCCTTTTTAGGTTTATGGCCCACATCTTCATTAAATCTATCTAAAGCTTGACGATTATATTTAGTCGAACTGGTGTTATACACACTATGCATAACTTTTGAATCATGCAAAGGAACTCTTGTTGTTCTTCTATTATTTGTATAATCAAAACCTTTTGGTACTGCATTTTTAATTTGCCGCTGAATTGCCCCTAAAGAATGCGCACCATTATGTTCATTAATTTCTCGGCCACCATGGCCCAAGCGAATATAACCCATACTTGGACGCCCAGTTTTAATTTCATGACGAAGCATGTTAGCAAACTGTGGATTGTGGTTAGGATCAATAGCAAGAGTCGTGTAACCACGCTTATGTGCACCCTCGCGAAACTCTCGCTTATGATGATTTAACTTATGCTCGACATACTCATCTTTAGTCATAACCAGCTTAGGTTTACCGCGACCAGTAACAACCAAATGATCACCGGGTTTTAATTTATGTTTGTTCTTATCAAACTCATAAACTTTAGATACTAAAGACTTGGCGATGTTACCCAAATCAGACAAAGAAGACATAACTAACCCTTAAAAGAACGAAGTTGCCAGGCCCACTTTTGATGCATGTCAATACGTTCAGCAATAAAGTTACAAATGCCCTGTTCATCAAGAGAATTAGCAGTGTCATACACTTCAGTCAAATTACCAATAACAGCAGTATTAATCATAGAAAGAGCAGAAATCATATCCATAGCATCGCTTGGATTAACTTCAGGTGTGTTTTTAAGTTTAGTAAACTGCGACAACTGAAAAGGTGACTTAACATCTAACTTACGCAGAATCTCCGCAATCGGATCAATCGAACTGTACACATCTTCATAAATTTCTTCAAAGAACTCATGCAACTGAGCAAACTGAGGACCAACAACATTCCAATGAAAGCCATGAGCATGAAGATACTCATTAACGACATTCGCAATAAGACGCTGAAGAGACTTAATAAGTTTGATTTCCATGATTCCTCCGGGTATGAAAACATCATACACCACGCCTATTTATTACAAGAATGGTCTGTTTCAATATGCTTATCTAACTTCTCTTCCAGTCGATGAACAGCATTAGCAATGTCTGGTAAAGACTTGCCACCATTAGCGTGAGGCTGAATAGAATAAGTCATTTGGTCAATGTAAGCCTTTATAGGTTTAACAATTCCCCATTTAACAAGGATTCCACCTAAAGTCAGGATTGCTACTAAAGCACCCGCTATCTGGCCAGCGTGAATAATAGAACTATCCACTATGACTTCTTGGGTGGTGTCGCCGCCGATTTGCTAGTTTCTGTTGGCTTAGACTGAGCAATTAGAACTGGACCAATAGCTTCTAAAAAATCTACAAGTGTAGGGGTTTTGCCTTTACCAAAACGAGGATCATGAGGATTAAGCGCATCAATAACTAAAGGAATTACAGCAACAATCAGTAAAGCAATAGCTGGTGGCAAATTAAACGAATCAATTTGATTGATAACAACAGCAAGAGAACCACCCAAGACAATCTTGAGAGCCGAGGCAGTCGGACTAGATGCAAGCCATTTGAGAAACTTTTTCATGAACACCCCAGAGATAAGACAATAGATACCTTAAGACTAAACGCACAATAGTTAAGGCGCAATCATTAAGTCCAAAAAACTGCTACACCCTCATAAGAATCTTTAGTTTGAACAACGCCCGTTTGAGAAACATAACGGTCTTCATCTTCAAACACAGGAGTAATTTCTTTAAACTTTTCAGGAGTGTAAGAAGTCTTTTTAACTCCCTCAGTACCTGCAACGAACGCTGCACGTTCAGCAGCATGATGAGCCAAAGCAAAAGCAGCCACATCGTCAGACAAATGAGAGTTCCAGCCTCCACCACCATAAACCTCCTCAACAGTAGTTGACTTGTGCTGATTGTAAGCAGGCGTATTTCTAGGCAACTGATACTTACCTTGCTCTACAGCCGTCACATAATTAGTAAGCATTTGAGTGCGCTTAGGCCCAGACATCACAAATTTAATAACGCGCTCGTCAACAAGATCGTGCACCACATTGCCAATACCCGTAGCATCATGACACGCCAAAGCCTGATAATCAGACACAACTCTATTAAAAGCTGCAATCATTTCAGGCCAAGGCTTGCGATTAAAACGCCGATAATACACAACACGCCGTTTACCATCATCCAAGCGGTAAATGACGATAACTGTTTTGTCTTGTTCTTTAGCCCAATCGGCACCAGCAGCATAAGTACCACCAGGCATAGGATGCTCAAATACCCATTCCTCATCATTACCAGCCTGCCTCTCATCAACAATGTTCATATCAATAAATGCTTTGTTTAGTTTATCCAAATCAAAAGCACGAGAACCGCCAGCAGGTTCGCCCAATTCATACTCAACACGAAACATTTCTGCAGGGACAGACATACGTTTACGTTCAATAAAGTCGGCATCCATCCAGCCGTGAGGTTTTAACTGCTCCCTGTAGCACCACGTACGTACAGGCATACCTTTAGCCAAAGCCTCATCCATAACAGACTGAAACGTTCCCACAGGGTTTTGCCAGGTACTAGAAGCCACAACCATTTCTTTAACCTCAACGCCACGCACGTTGGGCTTAGTCATAGCCTGACCCATAGCAGCGTCATAAATCTTGCGTTCCATTTCATCAATCTCATCCAGCAAAGTCATTTGAGGGTGAGGACCACGAACAGTCTTTTGAGAAGCAGGCAAAGGTCTAATCCAGTTACCACCAGTAAAAGTAATCTGCGTCTTAATAATTGAGTCAATTGCGTGCACCGGAGCATTACGAAACTGTGTCAAGAACTCCACATGCTCGTGAATGTTCTGTGACTGAGCCATAGATCCACCAAGAAGCGTGACATTAATTTCTAAAAGAGCCGCTTTAGTAAGTGCCAAAAGAGCAAGCATGTAGCTTTTGCCAGTGCCACGCGAACCATACCAAAGAACCCAGTTATAGTCGTTACCAAAATAAGCCTCCGCAAATGCATCAAAAGGTGCTGTGTGATCTGGACACACCTGCACTCTAGGTAATTCAACTCCCCAAAGAGTCTTAACTGTCCACCAAAGTTCTTCTTTGTTTGTTGGAGGACGAGTAAGACTAAACGCTGGTGCATTTGACATGTTTTCTCCTGTTATTGATGGTCAATCAATACTACATTGGCACGGTCACTAGGAGTCGAACCTAGGCTATCGGTTTTGGAGACCGAGGTGCTACCGTAACACTTTGACCGCGTG